GTTGCTGGTGGAGCATCGGTGATGGGGCCACCCGGAGTCTGGGGCGGCGGGTTGCTGGTCCAGAACCTCCAGGCTTGCGAACGCCAGCGATGCTTGCCTAGCCTCGCGCCACACACGAATGGATGAGGCAGCGAATCGTCGTACTCGAAAAAGACGAACGTGTCGAATGGCGCTTCATCGGGATCTTTGCGCCACTTGCCGTTGTGGGCCAGGGGTCCATCGAAGGTGCCGCCGGGAAAGGTGAAGTAGCTGTTTAAACTCAGATGCGCCGAAAATATCGGGTTGCCATCTTCGTCGCTTCCAATGCGGTGGTTGCCATTGCAATCGAGCTCGAGCGGCCCAGACCGTCTCTGGCTGACGTGGCCCATGACTCCAGACGGGCAGCCGCCGCCTCCGGTGGTGGTGCTTGATCCTCCGCCGCCTCCGCCGCCTCCACTATCTGTGCTCCCGAAGCGGCTGACGCTAACCGATGTGTTGGGGTCTTTGGTTCCAGGTGCTCCGGTGGTGGGTCGGGTGTTCGCGTTTCCGTCCACCGTCGATCCGCCAGCCGCTCCGCTGTCCTGCTCCCAGATCAGCCCTCCCAGGCCCTCTTTGCATCCGGTGTCACCGATGTTCCAGGCAATGATTGGCTCAGTGGAGTTGACGGCACACCCGGAAACCTTCGGCGTGACACGGAAGGCCGATTGAAGCCGCGCCATCCGGTTCGCGTCCACCTTGAACCCTGCCGCCATGTCACAGACCAGGGAGCCCATCTCCTTGTCGCCATGGCAATGAACGGCCAGCAAGCGTGGATCAGTGGGATAGAACAGTTCTTCCTGTTCGTCCTCGTGGTCTGCCTGGAGAACGATCCCCTTCCAGTCGTAGGGGAACTTGGGCCACAGTCGCTTGCCCTCATCGTCCTCGGGTGATTGATACTCAATGGTCTCGAATCGGTCATCGTTGGACCAGTCATCATGACGCACCGGGATGACGTGCTCGTCGGTAAGCTCCTCGCAGCCACCACCCCCCGCCGAACTGGTTGGCACCCTCGCGCCGTCGCTGCCCTTGGCGCCTCCAGCTTCTTTTGAGCCTGGGACGTTGGGCTTTTTGTTGTTTGGAGGGGGCACGAACTTGACCGTGATTTTCCCAGCGTTCTGCTGTTTGCTCCCTCCTCCCACCTTGCCTGCCTGGATAGCCTTGGGCCTGTCTCCTGCCTTTCCAGCCGATCCCCGTGGTCTACTCTGATCTCCCGTCTCAGCGGCGTCACCCTGCTCCTCTGTGGTGTTGACCGGCCACGCAAAGCGCCAGGCACTGATCTCGCGGCTGGATCGAGGCCAATTCATGCCCCCGATCACATCGCCTCGGGTTTCGGGATCTTCTTCCCACCAGCCAAGCTCTCCAGCGTCTGACGTTCCACCGTCGTTGTCAAATCGACCCACCAGGCGAACAGCCAAGATGCTGGACCGATTCCAGAGCGGCCATTCGCCAGCCTCGTAGTTCTCGTGCTGAAGCGGAAGAACGCCTGGACCGCTTGGCCTTCTGCTGTCGCCAATGAACATTAGTCGGGCCTCACGAGTTTGGCGATGGTCGCCTTGGTAGAAGGCCCCATGAACATGTCCATATCGATCTTCTCCACCTTGGTGGGCATGTCTAGCTTCACAGAGCCTTCCCCGGTGGTGGAGAGCTCATAGCCGGCAGAGTCCATCCAACCCGTGGGCTGAACTCCTGGGACCAATCCGAACGATGCGCTGCCCTCGAGGTGATTGGCGTACTCGGCATAGACTGACGACGCCACAGCCAGAGCAATTTGCCGCAGGCTGGCGCCTTTCTCGTCACCGAATCCGTCATTGAGAACTAGATCCTTGAGATTGGGGGGTTTTGTCGGGTCGCCATCCTCATGGATTCCGAAGATTTTCTGGATGTCAACGAAGCGGCTATCAACCCAGGCAACCTTCGCCACCTCCACCCCTGGGCCTATCCTGACGTTCATCTCTGGACCATGCGCCTGGTCAAGACCAAGGGAGATGCCCTCCACGCTGGCTCCAGAGTTCATTCTGTGCTTCAGGTCTTGATCAGTGGAATCGATAGTCACCTTGTACAGGGTGTTATCGGTGTAGTCGCCATGCGGCACCTGGAACTGAGTGCGATTCCAGACGGCTGGAGTTGCCGTCAGCACCACAGCCACGCGATGATCCTCGCTGAGTTCTGGTATCTTTTTGCTGGCGCTATTTGACATTCCCTTGGTTATCGCATCGAAAGTGAATGGCAATTCTCTGTTAATAACCTCCGCTCCCGGACCAGCCTCGAGGGGTCTCCCGTCGGAATCTAAGGCAGACCCAGGGAACTGCATCATCGACGGCAGTACTGTCTCGTATATGCCTCTCACATCGGGCAAGTAGTCAACAGCGATCACCCCCTGTTCTTTGTCCAGGATAGTGACGCGAGCCTCTGCTTGGGGCTCTTTGGTGATTGAGAACAGAAATGCTGGATCACCCACCGGTATAATTTGCGGAGATCCGGCAGGGTAGCTCTTGTAATTCATGCAATAGGGTATATTCCCCCTATTTCCCCCAGTGCTGCCGGCATTCATGGACCGGAAGAAGCTCCGCTCGGTACCGAGCCTACAGAAATCAGCCCAAACTCCCGCCGGCGCTGTTGATCCAGTTTCCTTATCGATCAACGATACGCGCCTGGCGTGAATGCTGAGAATCCTGCTCCACCACTTGGGATGAAGCTGGAATGTTCTCCTGTAGTGCTGCAAGCATCCATTGACCCTGGCGCCCCAATTCACATCGGGGTCTTGAAGTCCTGCATTTCTCACCGCTCCCCAGATGTCCAGGAACGGACAGAAGGCACGCCGCATCAACTGAAAGCTGAAATACCTGGCTACTTGTGACCCATCTTGCTTCCATTCGGAGATAGCGTCTTGAAACTTAATCCATGTGCCGGCGGGCTTCTTGGTGACGGGAGACTCGAAGTCTGGACTCGGTAAGACGTTGAACATTGTTCTATCAAGAGGATCATCGAAAATATTCGTGGTGGTGCGTCCCTCGTCTCCCAGGAAATCAAAGCGAAGCTCTGCCTCGATGGTGAACCAGACATTGACGGCCCTCGGGCGCACCAGGCGATTGTCCACCAGCCCAATGTGACCTTCCCCAATCTTCTCGCCCTTAGTTCCTCCAAGGTCTCTGTATAGCTTCTTCTCCTCGCCAGTGAACTTCCGATAAGGACAGATGCGCCCCGTCTCATCGATGAAGATTCCCAGTTGCGGAAGGAAGCCCAGGGTGCGAGCTATCTGTTGATCGGCAGACCCATCCAGCAGCAGATTCTCAACAGGGATCTCGTCAAGGCCCGGTGTTGGGCGAATCTTGACTGATTCACCGTTGTACAGAAACTCGAAATCCACCACCGACTTCAGGACGTTGTCAAGGATCTCGCTGGCTTTCCAGATTGAGACATCTGCATCCGCTGACTGTTCTGAGCCGCCATCTGGAAGAGACCATGGCGCATACCATACATCCTCAATCACGTCATTGATCAGGCTGTCGCGATTAATGGCCTCGAGGCGTTTGAAGGAGACATTGCGGCGCCAGTTGTAGCGGCGCGGTCCAATGTGAGCGTACTTCCAAAGCCATCTACGATCAGCCAGCATGACGCGGGTGATGAATGGATTGGAGCTCGGTCGCAACCCAATCACATAGATCTTTTGAAACTCCGCGACATGACCACCGCTCTCAATCCTAAGCGTGGTGGGCTTCACGATGTTGCCTGGATCCACCACCTTCATCAACTCAGCCGCGCTGCCTGGATCCATCTCCACCGTGGTGGTGTACGGAATCACTCCATCGATGAGTTCCCACGTCACCACCGATGATCCCAGCAGCGGGAATCCGCCTAGCGTTGCCTTGGTGGTGGGAGCTTCTCCCATTAACCCGTCTCCGTTTGCTCTGAAGGAGCAGGAGTCGCGGCAATCACCTGCACGTAACCTTCTTCAACGGTCACGGTGGTGCGCTCAACGATGTCAATGGTCTGATTGTCGGTTCCCAGGGTCAGCGGGGTTGTGCTGGTGTTGGTTGACATCAAGATGTACTCGGGCTGACCTCCTCCACCGGAGGATTCTGGACCTGAGTTGGCTGGCTGGTTTCGAGCGGCCAAGCGATCCAGAACGCGCTGCCTGCGTGCGCTAGGCGCTCCCCCCACCCTTCCGCTCAATCGACTGGTAAGGCGATTCCCAGCCCTTCCAGCGTCAGCGGCAGTCGGAACTGACCCGGCAACTTCCTTCTCGATGATGGTGGTGGTCTTCTTGGTGGTGCTTGGGCCTTGATAGAGGTACTTGCCCAGGGCGTTTCCGCTCCAGACCGGAACCAGGACGTTCCCCACCACATCCTCAATCTGAACGGTTTCGCGATGCTCCAGAAGCCCCGTCGAGCTTGCTCCCACAGCCGAAATGGTGGCTGAGATGCGATTCTCATCGAAGGCATACTGGGGCGCCACTGAGGTCACCGCAATGGCTCCCGCCCCGAACACATCCGCAATCTGAGCATAGACCCATACCTTGATCGAATCCCACACCCCGGACAGGTCTTGAGTCTCGTCTTTATCGATCCAGGCAGCGTAGGTAGCGGAAAGCTCGATCAGTCGAACCGCGTTGGATCCCGTGGTGTCTCCCGGCGCCACCTGGTTGCGGGTGATGGTGAGTTGCTGCCGGATGATCCGCGCATCATCTGCTGATCCGGCCTGGCTGAAGATGATCTCATCAAAGACCCTGGAGAAGCTGATCAACTTATCCTGGAAGTCCGTTTCCGTGGTGGGCTCTTCGCCTAGCTCGTACGTCCCGCCCAGGGCTGTGAGGATCGCGGTGGTGTAGGCAGCGATGATTGCGGTGTACTTCGCTCGAGCCTCTGATCCCCCCTCCGCCGTCACCACCCCAGAGATCGTCACCGTGCGCTTGCGTGCGGGCGAAAATGCCACATTGATGGTGGACTCTCGGATGCCCACCGTGGGGGAGTTGTCAGCGGGGAGTTCCGCGTCAATCGTGACGCTATAGCGCCTGGATCTTCCGGTGTCGGCTTGATGATCACTCTTCGTGATGCTGGGCTGTGTGTTCAATCCTGTGTTTGCGCTAGGCCGACAATCGATGAGCGTAGCGGCCCCTTGGCTGATGGTTAGATCCCTAAATGGATCCCGAAATGCTACCTCACAGATGGCCACCTCGGCGGCAAAGTTCGCCTCTGTCGCCTGGGAGATAACGAAATCGAAGCTGACCGTCAGCCCTGTGAAACTGCGATCAATGCGGAGAGCGCCATCAATGAGACGTTCGCTGCCAGGGGCAGCGGCACCCCCAACAATGAAGCCCCCGTAGTTGATCACTAATTCTCTAGTTACAGAAGCCATCTACATTCCTGACCTGATTGCGTCAACCATCCCCCCAGCCACGAATCTTCCCACATTCTTTTGAGCCACCTTTTTCACTTCAGCCGCTAGACCTCCTTGAACTACAGAAATGTCATAGTTTCTTAATCCAAGATCGGTAAAGAAATCCACATTGAGAGGCACCCCCACCCCCGCCTGAAGGGAGGCTGCCGTTGAAACGGCACTCATGGCATCCTTGATTGAGAATACTTCATTGCTGATCCCGCTAAGTTTCTGAGAAAACGCAGACACCTTCTCATCAAACGCCTTTACCATTGCTGCCAATTGTTCTGATCTTTCCCCCCCCCTTTCCGCTGCCTTCTCAAGTTCCGCTGCAACGATGCTGGTGATGGCTGGAAGCCCAAACTCTGCGCCCTTAAATGCAGCAACCCCAGCGGCAGCAGCCCCCACCCCCACCGCGCCAGCCGCTGCCGCCACGCCCCCCACCGTCGGCTGGAGTCGATGCCTCATGAACCTCTGATATAGTCCCTTTTTTCTTTTCCTGGGATCTTCCAGCTTCATCTTGCTGGTAAGGTCCACCTCAATTTCTGCCTTTTTGTCCAGATTCCGAAGCGCCCTCTCAGCTTCCTTGGTGTCAAGCGTTACCTGGATCTTCGCGTCTTGGAGTGAGGTTGCCATTAGGTCACCGTCACCGTGGAGGTCTTCGGATCGCTGAACCTCTCCGTGGTTCCGCTATTCCATTCATCAAAGGTAATCCAGATAGTCCAGGACCACTGACCGGCGCCCGGAGAGTCTGTAATAGCCCCAGCAGGCGCAGGGAACGCGCTACCGTCGAGCACGACAACGGCCCCACCGTCAGCAGGGTCCAGGGTGGGGACGGCACCAGCCACCCTTAGAATACGAACACCGCGAGAGTCGAATCTGATGGGGGCTGGAATCCAGGTTAGATCAGCGTCTCCCGCTGCCCCTGCATCCACGGCAGCGAACTTCTCAGCCGGGGGATAGAACCTCGAGGCGCTAGTCAAAGCCTCGAATGAATAGGCTCTCATTGCCGTGTATCGGTCGTTGTCGTCAAGCTCTGCCTGGGCCTCGGACTTCGCCCGATTGTATATCACCACGCCATCAATCGTGTTGAGCTCTCCGATTGCGCCTAGGATCTCTTCCTCGACCTCGAGCAGACCCCTGCCCCTGGAATCCCCCTGATCCTGGCGACCACCACCGATCAGCGAGTATTCGCCCAAGGGATCACCCGGCACCGTCACCGTCACGCGAACATTGATGCTCTGCATGATCAGGTCGGGTTCTTCGTCATGCGATGGATCTGACGATGCCCCCAGAGGCTGGATGACGCAGGTGGGGGTGATAAGCGTTGCCATCGCTGCTTCATCCCCTCCCACGCTGATGATCACGCTGGACTCCTGGAACACGTTCTGATTAGCCACGGCATCCTCCCACCTGCGTGCGAGGAGCTTGAACCTCAGTTGCTGGAGAATCTGCCAGGTGTTCACAGTTTGATGGGCTTTCCGTTTCGCAACTTCTGTTCAGCTACGTCCATAACGGCTCGGAGGTACTCAGAAACCAACTCCGCGCCTCCATCGTTTTCTGCTGCGATGTGAAGCGCATGGTTCCGGCTCTGGAACGCTGTGGACAGCATGAACGCTCGATCACGCTCCACGGCATTGCCGGCAGCGACGAATGCTCCCTTGCTGTCCTCTGATAGACCCTCCCAGTCGGATAGAGATAAATGTCCCCCGGCTCTGATGAAGGCTTCAGCGTGGGCAATCAGGATCTCGACGGCATCTGCATCGAACTCCTGATCACAAGCCACGATGCCAGTGGATAGGATGAAGCGATCAATCACAGCGTCAGATCCTCCCGCTTCCCAATGTCGTAGGTGCGATCCGTGGCGTCTGGTATCGCCTGGAACACCACCCCAATGCCAAACTCCTGGGCCAGTGACGCCTGGATCATGGCGGTTTCGTCGGGCATTGGCAGGGCTTTTCGGATCAGGATCATGGGGTGACGATCCACAGATCGGGGCGAGAACAGCAGAACCAGGGATTGATTCGAGATGAGGTATCCAGCACGGTTGACGCCAACCCCATCGACGCGCCCCAGGATCGTGGAGTCTCCGCTGATGGCTCCGGCTCCCGTATTGGCGAAAATGGCCGAAACGGCATCATTGTCCCATTCGCGCAGGACACATCCAAACACCGATACATCTCCCGCATAAACAGCCTCGACGGGCTGTTGACCCCATTCCTCTGCCGTCACCAGGGCAGTCTTGATCCCGAATCGGAACTCCGCTGCCCTGGTCAGACCCAGAGCCGTGCCCCCGTGGGGGAAGTCCAGATCCAGGTCCGTGGGGTTGGCGCAAAGCCTTCCCGGCAGCTTAAGGACATCTCCTACGTTAGCGGCGCCCACTGGTCAATGCCTTCTCTACCGTTTCCTGGATGTCAGCCGCGACTTCCTTGGTGATTCCAATGAATGGCCTGGCTATGGGGGTGGTGATTAGCGTGTCCTTGCCGAACAGAAACGCCAGCTTGCTGGTGATGTTGATCTGGTTGGATACCTGACGGAACGCCTTGCGGGACTCCCCGCTCAGTGATTCCTTGGGGAGCCTGGACTTTCCGCTGGCAGTCGTCTGCGGCTTGCGCTTGGCTGTTCCCACCTTGCCGGCCCTGATCCTCTCCGGCTCTTTCTTCTTCCGCTTTCGCTTCTTCTTCGGCCCGGTACCCTTGGGAACCCAGGTTCTGGTAGAGCGATCATAATCGGCAATCTTGCGACGTTTCCGGCGGAGCTTCTTCATCCATTTGGATAGCGTCTTCTTAGCCGTGTCCGTCACGGGCTGAGAACTCTTGATGCCAAACTGCATGTTGTCTGCATAGGGAAGATTGGACCCCACCTCAATGGTGAACGGTCCCACCATCGTCATGGCTTCAGCGTTGTTCTTCGCAAGACTTTTTCTCAGCGACTGGCTTTGGCCCTTGAGGGCTGGACGATCCTGAAAGATCACACTTCCCTGCCGGGGGATCTTGCCTTCATTGAGCAGGGCGAGAGCCCCGGCAATGTTCACCTTGGGCGCCTTCTGGTTGGGATATCGGGGCTTCCAGAGAAACGAGCCGAGGCGCTGCTCCTGGAACGCTCGCTGAGAAGACGCGAGGATGATCACGCCAATCTTCTTCAACAGCTTCTGGGGATCCTCGAGGGTATCCCTCAGAACCTTGACGTTCTTGAACCGTGCCGTTCCGCTGCTAAGTTCGAGCTCCAGGCGTTCCATGTCTCATCCTTAGTCGGGAGGGCTGTCGGGGATGAGGTCACGGAATCGGTCACGGTCAAAGTCTGGTCGAACCGTCTCGTTCTGCTTCTGCTCGGAGCTTGGGATCAGAAGCCCATCGGTCTTGGGCTGAACGCGATTTCTGCCAGCGATCAGGGCCAGGTCACGCAACCTGCCGATGTATACGTCATGGAGGTTGGTGGCGTACTGCCCACCGGTACCGGTCCGAATCGCCAGCTTGGCGATGACGCCCTCAACGGCCACGGCTATATGCTGTGTAAATAGCGTGGGGTTCGTAACGGCGCTATCGTCCCAGGTCACCCCGGCATAGATGGGGAAGTCGGCTTCCGTGTCCGTGCACGCCGCTAGCAGGCGAGCCGCATCAACGACGGTGGCCGATGGCAGTGACGGGTTGGTTAAATTTACGAGGTACTGAGCGCCGTATCGGGCTGTGACCTCTGCGGTGAGAGGCATGAGAATCCTCCATCAGGGGTCTGCCCAGGTAACCGCTCCACCCGTTCCGTGAGGCAAATATCTCCCAAAGGTTCGATAGAACCAGTATTGATTGATGCTGCCAACCTCTGTGTCTGTCCAGGAGAAGCTGTCATCCAGCAGAAACGGGGTGGTTGCGCCCATGCACTGGTAGTAGAGCCCATCGAACAACGTGAATGGCGTGAAGATGACATCATCAACCAGTAGCGTCCCAACGGTGCGCCCGGTCAACTCGATCTTGAGCGTGGGGGTGGTTGAGTTGAAGGTACGCATCCAGTTCTGAGTCCCCAGGGGGATCTGGAGGAGATTCCAGCCAACCTGGGCGGCTAGCACCACGTTCACCGTCTGGTCGCCGAAGGTGAGTTCCAGCGTGCCATCCGCACCGCCCACCTGCCTGTTGTACGCGATCGAGCACCAATAAGGCACCGCTGGATTCAGCGTGATGTTGCGCACGCTCCAGAGTTGTTCAACGTCGTCATTGTCTTTGAACTTCAGGGATGCGGGGTTTCCGCCATCGGCGGGATCCGTGCGGTAGAAGTTGGTCTGGTCAATCTCGAAGTTGGCGATATTGGTCGGGGTCCAGTTGGTGATGGCGGTGGGCACCGCGATGGTCCCGGAGAACGATGTGAAGCTGGCGTTGCCCACCAGGCTGTCTCTCGCGCTCATGGAGCGAATGGTGGAGACGGCTCCACTCCCGGTGATCTTCAGGCGATCACGCTCGGCATCGCTCCCCAGCAGGCTGAAGACCTCCTCCTGAACGCTAGCGCCTGAAAAGCGATCAGCCACACATTCAGCCTTTTTGAGCTCAGGCGTGCAATTCTCAATGTCGAAACCGCGTTCATCGGTATTCAGGCGGAAGATGGTCCCGGTTCCAACATTGGCGCCACCAGCCGCCACCGCACCGTAGGTGATGTCGCGGGTCTGGACAGCCAAGGCCGAGTCTGACATCTGATCATACAGCCGAGTGAAGATGGTCTGGATGTCCTTCTCGGGACAATCGATCACCATGCCCATGTCCGTGAAATTGGGAGTCATCATGGAGCCGGCAGACTCCATGGCTCCGTTCAACTGGTTCCTGAATCCCTGGACGGCAGAGAGCAACTCAGGCCCATAGTTGGTTTCCAAACCCTGTACCAGGGTGTCCTCAGTATCCAGGAAATTGGTCAACGCGGTGACCCCTGCGTACTGCAGCAGGTTGTTCAGGATATCGGTGACCCTGTTGATTTGGTTCTGGACTTCGGTCTGAGTTGGTGACGCCATGGGCTACGCCATCACCTCCGGGTCACGCTCGCGCCAATCGTGGGGCATCCTGTCGGTCATGATCTGCATGTACAAAGACTTGCCCAGGGGCTCATCTTCGTTGTGTGGCCGGTAGTGAGGATTGCCTACATCGAGGATCAGAGGCGAGTGACCGCGCATCCGCAGCACCTTGCGCCCAACGGCAGCCGCCACGTTCTCGATCTCGGCTCGAGTGAGGTCAGTCACCTTCCCGCGCTGCTTGGTGCGGTTGGTGATCCCGGAGCTATCCGCTTCCACGATCTCGGTGTGATGGCTGAACTCTTTACCGCCCGCCTGGATGTTGGCGTAGGGGCACCCATCCTTGACTCCCATGAATACTGGGAAGGTGGGCACATCCGCCCCAGCGGTGGGGTCGATGGCGATGGAGCCCGTGGCCTTGATCACGCTGGCGAATGGCTTCTCATCTTTGGGCAGATTGGCCACCGGAACGGGATCTAGCTTGGAGTCATCAACAGGGTTCTTGCGGGGGCGCCCGCGCTTCTTCTTGGGCTGCGCCTGGCTCTGGGTTGGTTGGGTGTCAACGTCAGCCACAGCGGCTCCCTGCGGGTCTGGTGAGGTCATTGGTTTTCTCCATTCCGGCTAACGGATACCCCGGAGCGTCTGGTTACGCTCCGGGGCAGCAAGGATGACAGGGATGATTTCTAGTTATTGATGGTTACGGTCTGGTAGGGCAGCGTCAATCCATAGCCCTCACGGCTGTCCCACTGCACATACTCAACCTTGGTCTGGCGCACCTGGTCGCTGTTGTCAAAGTTAGCAAAGCTCTCACGGACAGGCATACGAACCTGCTGGAAGAGAGACTTCTGAGGCGTCGGCGCGAAGAGATACCAATCGTTGTTGCCGGCTGGAAGTCTCTGGGTCGCCCACAGATTCACCTTCAGTCCAGACTCCAGGATGATATTGGTGACAGCAGCGTTGGTGTCGGCAGTTCTCGACTGGATGAAAACCTCACGGAACTGCTGATCCATGTGCAGCGGATACACGCAGGTCCAGCCGCCAGGTCCATCAAGGACAGCGTCTGGCCACAAGGGCTGCCCCTGAGTGTCCTGGAACGCTCGGATCTGCTCCACGCCCGTAAAGAAGTCGGTGCGGATGTTGGCTGTGGTCGCCCCAGTGCCAGGGGCAATATTTCCCGCAACTAATCCGAACCTGTTGGCTGCGTACATCGCGAGACCATCAGGGGCAGTTGGAATTGCGGGGAGCAGATCATTGTCCACTACACCACGAAGGATCTGGAAGAAAACGCGCTCTGGAAGAGCCGCGAATGAGCGCCCAGCATCACGGGCGCGATCAAGGAGCGACTTAGTGAGGTCGTCTTGCCGATCCTGCTCCATCCAGTTGACCTGGATTCCCCAGTCGAGATTCGTCACGCTGAACTGACGCGATCCGAACTCATCGGCAGAGATGGTATCGCCGCGCTTCCAGTTGCGAACCGGGGGAGCACTCTCGAAGTAACCGTAAATCTCAGTCAACTTGTCTGACGCAAGACCAAGCTCCATGACATTGCCAAGACGCGAGCGGATTACCTCATACTGCATCTTGTAAGTGTCTGCAAACGTTGCTCTTAGGCCAGCGGTTAAAGTATTGGCAGCAATTACTTGATTCGGCACGGTCGCTTCCTTTCCGGCCTAGAGGCCAAGATACTCAGCCGGGATGAACAGGCGAACATCACAGATGGTTCCCTGGTAATACCGGGTGATCTGACCGATGGCTTCGACGTTGGCGCCCGCCACCAAGGTGAGGGTGTTCTCGTCGGTTGCGTGAACCAGAGCACCGCAATCAGCCTGCGAGGCAACCGTCGCCACGGATACTTTTTTAAGGTGAACACCTGAGACATTAACCTCTGCCTCTGGCGGAGGAGTTGCGGCGGTGTCACCCGTAACGTCACGGGTGTTGAGCCCCGCGAATGTGTTTCCAGCAACGTCGCCCCAGTTGGTCGCGAATCCAGCCGCGTTGATCGCGACCAGTGCGCCAGCGAAAATCTGCACCGTGTTTGCGGCTGGAGTAGCTTCCAGACCGCGTACTGAAGTCTCATAAAAGGCATCAGCGGTAAGAGCCATTATTACCTCCGGGCGATGTCGCCATTAGCCGCGTTGATCTGGGTTTCGATGAAGTTCTCGCGGGTGCCAGTAATCATCCCGCGCTCAATCAGGTCGTCGTACTGAGTAGATGCCTCACGAGCCGCATCCAGGGCATCCGGCCCACGCTCCGCGAATCGGAGAACGTCAGGATGGTCGCCACCACCACCCATGGAAGCATCAAACTCCTCGAGGGTGCGGAATGGCTTCTTGGGGACCGAAGTCTTGAACGACGCCACGAACTGAGCCGCTGTCTTCTCTGGATTCGCACTGAGCTTGACGAGCTCTGTCAGGTGCTGGCGCGTGCTTCGGTCTGGATCCCAGGCGGCGATCTCCATCATGGCCTGGGTCACGATCTTCCGCCCGCTCTCGTCGTTGGCGCGGTTACGCTCGCGGGCCTCGAGAGCAGCGATCTTCCCAGACAGCGCGGCCAGGGCAGACTGCTCGACGGGAGCCTCAACCACCTCCGCTTCGGTGATCTCCTCAACCTCGTCCTCACCATTTCCGCCAACTGCCTCGAGGATGCGGCGAAGAAGGTCAAGGATCTCGTCGTCACGGTCCTGAAGATCGTGCTTCTCGTCCTCGCCTGCTTTCTTGCCTTCCTCATACTCGTAGCGATCCACATCAGCGCGTTCGGCGCGAGACTCGTCATCGAACTTCTTGATGTCCTTTTCCGGCATGGCATACCCCTTAAATGAAAAGAGAATGGCGCGGCATCCGTTGGTGTCGGGTCGGGAGCAAACGCTTACCGGTCCCGCCTGGAACCGCTCGGGCTCCTCTGGCTTGTCATTGAGCGTGAGAACATCGAAGCGGAAGAAGGGAACTTCTGTCGTAAGAAGTGCCAGGCTGTTGATTTCCGGCTTGTCCCAGGTGAATATCTCCACGCTTCGATACGGCAGGCGACGTTCTTTGATCTCAGTCAGGATCTCGGGCGTGACCTCGAGATCGGCAAAGATCGCGTAAACGGGCTTGCCTTCGTATTTAAATTGGCGCACCGCTGTGGGGCGCACGAATCCGGCGGATCGGGTCTCGCTCTTGCCGTGATGCTCGACATGGAGCGGAGCTTTGTACCCGTCCTCACGGAATCGCTTCTTGGCCTTCAGGACAGCCTTGACCATCCAGGACTTGCCAACACGCTTGCGGTTGCCCTTCTCGCCCCTGGGCACCTCCGCCATGATCGGCACGTCATGAATGACATACATGCCATCGTCGGCCTCGGAGAAGTTGTATCCTCCGGCGGAGTTCTTGCATTTCTTGATTGCGACAGCCACAGCTTGATCCTGGGGCATCCCCTCTTTTTTGTGGATGCCAATCTTGCGGCTGATGCAGTCGTCGTCTTTGGGGGGTTTCGCCATCGCTCCCTGAATAGCAGAGAGGCTGGGATCGCGAAAGGGGCGGGCTACGTTATTGGGCGCTAGTCCTCAAGAATTACTCACGTCCTGACTGGATTTCTTCTTGGCCGCATCGCGCATGTGCTCTTTGAGTTCCACGCAGAGAACCGAACGCACCACCGCAGCCTTGGTCTGTCCCGCTTCCTTAGCTCGCTCCCCCAGAGCCTCGAACATGATCGGGGACAGGTCAACGCTCAACCTGGTCTTGTCGGTGGTCATGTCGCTGCTCCTGGTGTGAAATCGGGATCTGGACCTGCTCGATTGAAGTTGGGCGGTCGCCACTGCCTCATCACTCCGCTGGGCGCCAGCAAGCCTTTTTTCTCGGCTTCCCACTTGTCCACCATGCGAAGGGCGCACCGGCAATTATAACCCAGGGGCGGGGTCAGACGCTGCCAGATGGGGTCATGCGTGGAGGCAATGAAGCGGTTGGCTGCGGCGTGGTTCGGGCGCACCAGCCCATCTCCCACCGTTTCGTAAGCCATGCCCACGATCACATCAGCCACATCTGGATCCCGCGCCATGTCTACCGTGCCGCTGGCGAACGAATTGGTCAGGTTGGTCCGGTAGACCACATCGGCATAGCTCTGGGTCCACCCCTCCATGCCCTCTTTGAGAGCCTGCGTGAATAGCTTTTTGCTCCCCTGGATCTCCGTTGCGCCCTCGCGCATCAGCTTGACGATGTGCTTCTGGACGCGCCTGGTGGTCTCGAGAACGGAGTGCTTTGCCAGAGCAAACGCCCGGCGCCCCTGATAGAGCTCCTGGACCTGCTTGTATCCTCGAGCGATTGCGGGATAGCGGCTCTGGAGTTGACGGATCGCGTCCATGAAGGGGAGCCGCATGATGGGCGTATCTTTTACGATGTCTTCAGCGGTGAAGGTCAGCACACCCTTGATTCCCTCGTCGGGCTCGTTCCGCTTGACCATCTCATCGTACTGGAGCAGCGTGCGGCGCCGGCCAAGCAGGTTGGAGAGCGTCATGGTGTGGCCCAGTAATTCGGCAAGCTGCTCCGTGGCTACTCGCTCCCGGCTCACGTCGTTCGCCAGGTGAGCATCGATCACATCGCGCATAGCCTCCGTGAAGAGAGCGGCAGAGCGATGGAGCAGAGCTAGCTGATCGTCTACTGGGGTTTGGACGGGCATCGTGGCTAGGATCCCATGATGCGCGATGGAGAGCTCACTAGAGGATTCAGAGGAATCTGATCAGGTTCATAGTCTCCCAACCCTCCGGTTTTCTCTTTGTGTTCCTTCATCCAATTACGAATGAATAGCGTTTCCGAGTTAACCCTGACAATTTCATCAAAATCTATCTGGTCAAATCTTCCGGCTTTTATCTTCTCAGCGTTTTCCCTCTCAAGAGACGCCGCCTCATTCTCAATGGTCCATCCCGCTTTGATTAGATGGTCAAGAGTCCTGATTTTAGGCAACCATTTACCTTCCGCCGAATCGGAGGCTTTCTGTGCTGCCTGCGGGGACTCTGATCGCGCCTCTTCTGCCCTAACGCGATCTTTTGTCCACTCCCCCCCACCCCCCGCTGGCGCGGGCTGGGGTTCCTTGGCTCCCCCCCCACCCTCCGCTTCAAGCTCCCGGATCATCTCGGCGGCATCCGCGTGAGTCAATGGCTTGCCGAACTCCTCGATCATAGATTCGTCGGAGTAGTCCTCTTGCCACCTCTCATTCCAGGATAGGAGATTCAGCAACTCCTCCCGCGAGAAGTCCTCCGGGCTGGAGACAGCTTTCTCCCATGCGCTGTTCATCTTTGGGTCGTCGGGGGGCTCTTTGTAGGCCGGTCCCCCCGTCCAGTGGGGATCTTCGCCCGTAACGCGCCAGTCACTCCCAACACCCCCTCCCTTCCCACTCGCGGGCGTGCATCCACTCTTAGCCGCAGTCTCACCCTTCTTGCAGGGTTCACCCTTGGCAAGCTGGGGATAGTGCGCCGGGCTGGCGACCAGGTGCTTCGCGTAGATGATGCGTGGGGTGGTCATGGGGTGGTTCCTTAGAGTGTCTTAGCCGTGAAGGGCAAGCCCTCGGGCATCTGCCCTGGTCCCTGCGGTTGCGCCTCGAATATCTCATCCTCTTCGGAGGGCATCGTCATACCAACCTTGGAATATACCTCCTCGAGCTTCATGGGGAGACCAGCCTGGGCCAGTTGCGTGATGATCCCCGCTGCCTGGGCGGGATCGCTCTTGATGGAGAGGTCGGTCACGAACTTCGGAATGGTCGCGCCTTGAAGCCCCAACGCGGCGAAGTTGGCATAGTTCTGCTCCCACACCAACTGGATCAGATCATCGGTCAACGCATCATCGAGCTTGTCCCGGTCGTACTGGATCACGCCCGAACTGGTGTCAGATTCCACGCGAGCCCTGGCGTAGGATCCTCCACCGTCTCCGCCGCCGAATGGAAGCACGCTGCCCAGGATCAGAGCCAGAAGTTTGTCATCCATGTACTTGATGAAGTCCATCACCATGGAGTGGCCGGCGCCGCCACCTTCTTTGACCTCGATATCGGTCTCTTTGTCCACTACCAGGACGTGGCGGGAGCGCATGGACTGGAGGCTGTCGAAGAGCTCTGTTCGGATGTCGTCGTTGGTGCGACCCACTCCACCCTCGCGCAAGGAATCCACCTTGCCGACCACCACGCCCTGACTCCAGCGTTCCAGGCCCTGTAAGCCCTCGCGCCAGCAAATGGATTTCATCCACCAGAGGAAGTAGATTGAATCCATGAGGGGGAAGCCGTAGCCAAGGTTGGCTTCCTGGTTCAGCCGAATGATGCTGATGAATTGCTTCTGGTGCGCGGGGGTGATTTCTTCGTAGTCCTGGCGCACCACGCTCCACATCTCCTGGGTGACCCAGAGACGCTGCTTGCCGTCTTCGTCCTGCTCAGTGTGGGGGACGAATCGGATGCGGCGCGGGTCCACGTCGCGGAGACGCATGGGCATCCACCAGCGGCGTGGCTTCTCGTCTCCGAACGTGCGCGTCTGCCGGTCACCCTCGATGAAAGCATAGGCGCGGCCATGGAACACGTTCTGGGCAAGGATGAGCCTGGCTTCAGAGAAGTCCTTGATGGACCTCACGAGCTTCTCACAGATTCCTGCCGCCTTGCGGGACTCCTCCGAATCATCGCCGGCCTCGATATGCCAGTCCCTCGAGGCGACCATGTGACAGCGAGTGTCGATGGCCTGGGCAATAGTCGCGTCCCGCCGCACCTTGCTGTAGATCGCTGGATCACGCGCTAATCCATACGCAGGATCGTACAGTCTGGTCCAGACACGATATGCGTTGGATAGCGCGTGATTATAGAGGTCAGCATTGAAGTTCCGACCTTCAACGATCGGGAGGCTAGGCATGGCCATGTTGGTTACTCCGGGAACTCGTCGCGCCAATTACCAGGGGTAAATGCTGCATCCGTGATCTCGATCTCGTTGCGCCAGTCATCCGCTGCGGGCCTGGGTCGCCATCCTGAGATAGCGGCTCCCGGCGCCCTACTCTTGAGGTGATCGAAGGCGATCGAGAGCGCATCCACCTGGTCGAGGTACTGACCGCTAGGGAACGTCTCAAGCTCTGAGAGGAAGTCGCCAACCCAATCACCCCGGACAACCTGGAGTCTACCGATGCCGGCTTGCGCCGCCACCGGATCGGCTCGAGTTATTTTGTCACCCGTGACGCGTACGCCTTTGGCATCGAATCCAGCCAGTGACGACACTATAGCATGGATCTGTGCCACGCCACCTGAACCCGGTTCCTGTTCGATTCTGATGGGGATTCCCAGGCCATCCGCTTCAGCGGTTTGTCGGATGATCTTGTCCCGGTCGCCTGGGAGCCACTGCCCCTTCACCACATCTTCAACCACGTACGTGTGTAGCTCGGGGGTCTTGGCGAGGAGCACCCCAGCGGTGCGCTTGCCCGTGAGGCTGGCGGCTAGATCCCACCCCCGCACCCTGGAGGCTATGCGCGTTACACGTCCCTCAATGATCTCGATGTCTTCTCGCTTGAAGAGGGCGCCTTCCGGGGCAACGAATTGCGCCTCAAACTCCTGGGAGAACGTGTACGGCCCAAGCTCGAGCCTTGCAGCGTCAAGTTCTGATTTGGGAATCAGCGGGTTGTCGCTGGTGGGGCGCTGCCAGGATTCCATGCCGTCGGTGGCTGGTGCTCGCTCCCACAGGTCATGGAACCAGTTCTGTCCACATGGCGTCGAGATGAAGACGGCCCAGCCCTGCCGATCTGCGAGGGCCGGGCGCAGAGCTTCGGTCCAGGTTTCCTGCCGGCAGAATGCTGCCTCATCGATCACGAGACCATCGAGACCTACGCCACGCAGACTGTCGGGGTTGTCGGCGGATCGAACGCTGATGCTTCCCCCGCTATCGAGCTCTATCCGGCGTTCAACCTCGTTCTTTGCGCTCCAGGCCTCTTTGAGGCAGTGCTTGAGATCGCGCCAGATCATGGAGGCTATGGGGTAGCTGGGCGCCACCCACCAGACGGTACCCCCTTCGATTGCTCCACGGTGGCATCCTGGAGGTCCGTGACCTTCCACGCAGGCGAGAAGCCCGGCCTTGGTCTTGCCCCACCTCCTGCCGCAGCAGACCACCTTGATGCGTGCCGTGGATCCCAGAACGGGCATCTGGTGAGGCAGGGGCTTGGGAAGGTAGACTCGCTTGGTCACCGGACCTGGACCGGATCGCGCACCCAGCCCATGAACGTGGAATCAACGAACACGCCCCCGGTGACCACCTGGTGACCGCAGAGACAGCGCACCTCCCCCTCTGAGTCACAGCAGAATCCGGTGGGGCCGGACCCGCTGTGGGGGAGCGATCTGCCATGATGGATTGGCCTCGAGCATCGGGAGCAGACCCCGAAGGCAGCGAGGCAGATGGGGCAGTGAGCGGGGGTGGTCATTCCAGTCCTCCAGATCCCACCTCTTGATCGGCGGCGGCAGCCCACCTGGTCCAGCGTCTGCGGATCACGTCGCAATAGGCTGGGCTGATCTCGAGCCCGTAGCAGCGGCGCCCCTGGCGAGCGGCGGCGATTAGCGTGGTGCCGGATCCGAGGAAGGGGTCATAGACGTCGCCCTCGTGGTTGCGAATCGGTCGCTCCATGCATTCGAGCGGCTTCTGGGTGCTGTGCCCTCCCTCGACGTTAGCGTCGAGCGGGATAGCCCATAGCGTCGTCTGCGATCGATCGCCAGCCCACGCGGCGGTCTTGCCCTTTCGGACGGCATACCAGCATGGCTCATGTTGCCAATGGTAATGACCTCGCCCGATTGCGAATCGCGTCTTGGCCCATACGATTTGGGATCGCGTCTCGAATCCCTTGGCCTTTAGGCTTTCCTGAACCTCTTGCGCCGTCGCGTCATGCCACACGTAAGCGACGGCGCCTGGAAATAGCGCCCATGCCTCGCTCCAATCGGCCCGGTCGTCATTCGTGACGGTGCCGACTCTTGGGCCTGTCCTGGCATTTAGCCCAGCGTCGGCGCGCCAAATCGCGTCATAGCTGACCCCATAGGGCGGGTCGGTCACCATGAGGTTAGGCGTCGCCCCTCCCAGCAGCGCGGCGACGTCCTCCGCGCTCTCGAGTCCCCGCACATTAGCCGGTGCGGGCCAAGCTCGTAGACCTCACCTCTCTCGCTGTGGATCTCCTCCTGCACCTCCGGGATGTCCACGTCCACATCGGCCAAGTCGTTGGGCACCAAGCGATCAGCCTCGTCAAGTGACCAGCCCGCCGCCACAGCGAGATCGGCATCCTCCAGTCTCAACCCGTCCAGCGTCTCCGCCAGTTGGATATCATCCCAAGAGGCAAGCTCTGCCGTGCGATTGTCAGCGAGCGCATACGCCTTAACCGCTGCCCCCTCTAGGTCAGTATCGGTGACGGCTATGGTTTCCCAGCCTAGAGCTCTGGCGGCAGCAAGCGTGCCGTTGCCAGCTACCACCACCCCATCCTGGACCACAATGGGCTTCTGCTGCCCGAACCGCTCAAGGCTCATCTTGATCGCCTCGAGGTTGCGCTGGTCATGTCTGCGGGCGTTCTTCGGGTCTTCGGCCAGGCTATCAACAGCCACCGCTAGGGGCAGCAAGCTGGAGACGATGTGGCTATTCGTGGTTCTCGTTGCCATTCCCGTTCCCGTTTCCGTTGGTAGGGACTTCAACCACCTCGGCTTTCACCTCGATGGCGTCGCGCCAGTCGGCACCCTCCTCGCGGATGATCTCGTATCGGACGGGACCACCCCCCTGGCCTGTGACCTCATGCTTCTCTGTCTTGGCCCAGGTCTGTGGCCGGCGCCGCTCGAGGAGCGTCATTGCCGCTTTCCAGTCGGGGGTTGCAGCCTCGGTGCCTTGAGCCATCTGGTTGATGATTGCGGCGTTACGTGCTTCAAACTCGGTAAGTGCTTCTTCCACAGCGCGAACAAAGTGCGAGTAACCCCCCGCTTTTGCTGCTTTCCCCCTCCGAATCCAGCCATAAATGGTCTCGGACCTTACGCCCGCGAGTGCGGCGGCTGACTCCATGGGTAGACCTAAGCGCAAAGCGCGGCAGATTTTATCCTTTGCTTCCTTGGTGAGTCTGGTTGGTCGTCCCATGATCGGTAGGTGCGGGCCGTCCACGAGGTTGGCTGGTCGCCCCTTGGATTTGCGGGGTTTTTTGTGCCTCATTGGGGAATCCCGCAACGCTCCACCCCCGGCACCAGGAGCTTGGCGCAGTGGGGGCAGAGGTCGGTGATCAGGGAGTAGGGGATGCGGTGGAATGGAGATCGAGAGGAGAGCAGCGCCGGGCGCTCTGATCCGTACAAGCGGGTCGTCTGGGTTGCGTCGGCTGACCCACAGATTCGGCACGGCTCAGTGGAGGCGATGAAGGCTGGATCCTCCCTGCCCTCGTTATCGCTGCTGATGTCATGGTCTGTCAAGGTGTTCCACCCAAACTCGTACAGTTTCCTTGCCGGTGTGCTCGGCTGATGTGGCCTGGATCTCGACCACTCGACGGTCGTTGAGCCAGAGCGAGTCCAGGATCGCTTTGATCACGTTGTCGAGGTCAATCCTCTGGCGCAGCCTCCAGGATGCATGTAAGTGCACCTTCACGCCATCCTTTGGGTCCAGGGAGGGGGGAACGCCTGCCACGGTAGCCAGGAGCCTCACACGGTCCTTGAACGCTCTG